GTACGGGATCTGGATCGTCGCCTGCGCCTGTGCGTCGACGATGGTCTGCACCATCGCCAGGAACTTCAGATCCGCGAGCAGCTCGACGATCACCTGCCGCTGCGCCACCACCGGGAACTGGCTGTCCGCGATGTTGGTGCTGCCATCGCCGGCCAGGCGCTTGCACTCGGAATCCAGCCGCGCGCCGTGAATCGAATCGAACACCGCCAGCACCTTGCGGGCAAAGCTGGTGAGCTGCTTTTCTTCCGGCAGGCGCAGGCCAAGATTGTCGCCGGCCAGCAGCAGGCGCTCGCGCAGCAGGCCGTGCGCCTGCGTGCCCACGTCGCTGTTCAGCGTCGCGTTCGGCAGGCTGCCGGCCATGCCGCTGCCCAGGCCGATCGACGCGCGGCGGATACGCACTTCCATGTCGTTGCCGAGCTTGATCGCGCCATCGCTGAGGCGCTTGATCTCATCGGCCGTGTGCTGCGCGCCGATCATTTCCGCCTGCGCGCGCAGCGCGGCGCGCGTGTCTTCGCTGAGGCCCTTCGCCGCATCGATCGCGTCGGTGAACAGCTTGCGGTTGCCATCGGTGGTGGCGGTCAGCTTCACGCGGTTGGCTTCGGCATCGGCCAGTGCCTTCACCACTGCCGTGTTGATCGCTTCGGCGCTGAGACCGCCGTTGACGTTCAGCGTCACGCTGGTCTCGCCGGCGGCGAGCTGGTTGGCGGTCGCTTCGATGCTGTCGCCGAGTACGGTCAGCTTCGCTTCTTCGTCACCGAGGCTCAAGGCCACGGCCTGCTGTTCGAACTGAGCCAGCAGGATCGCGATCACCGACGCACTCAGCTTCTTTGCCTCAAGCGCCGCGCGGAGCTTGGCCAGGTACTTTTTCATGTCAACGTCCTCAAGACGCAGGTGGGAAGGAACGAACACCGAGCGACCTTGATCGCTCAGCATCAGGCGGCCGGGTCCGGCCGAAGGGGTCATGTTCTTGATGAAGGGGCGCGGCACCAGGCCGGCGCCGAACAGCAGTGGGCCGTGGCTTTTGCCGGTCTCGGGGTTGACGTAGTCGTCGGTGAAGTCGATCGAGAAGTACTTGAAGCCGTCCTCGTTGAACGTCTTCACGCCCAGTGGCTTCCACTCCAGATGGCCGATCAGCCGGCCAGCCGAATCCACTTCCAGCTTCTTGAACACGCCGTTCACGCCGTCGCCCGGGTTGTGGTTCCGGTCCAGGTAGATCTCCTGACCGAGCGTGTTGGCGTTGAAGTTCTGGACGAAGCTGCGGAACGTCTTGGCATCCAGCCGCACTGTTCCGAACAGCGAGTGCTGCGCCTCGATCGGCCGCGCCAGCTGCTCGATCGACACCAGGCCTGACCCCGGGCCGGTCTCGACGGCGGCCAAGGCATAGAAGTGGCGCTGCGAACTGCCACCCTCGTTCAGCGTGAACCTGCGGCGGACCTGCATTCTTCGGCTCCAGAAACGAAAAAAGCCGCCGCACCCTTACGGATGCGGCGGCTTTCGCGACGTGGCGTTATGCCTTGCGCATGCAGTATGCGCTAACTGGTGGCCCGGTCAAATGTCCGGATGATCCTGCACACCCTCCATGTGCTCCAGCAGGCGTCTCAATTCCGAGCTCACCGGCTGGATCAGCATTCGAAAGCCGAACGCGGTGAGGTGCTCCAGGGGGCGATCGTCGGCAGCGGCGTTGTCGGCCATCGCCTGCAAAGCATCGCAGTAGGCGATCAGCTCGTGAACAGTGTGACCGGCGTCAAAGTGGCCTGCGGACTTCGGCAATTCAGCATGCATGCGCATCGCGGCTCTCCATTGGAATGAGAAAGCCGCTGGACGGACTGCTCTTGAAAGCAACAGGGCTACCGTTGATGGGTCGGCAAATTACAGACAAGAAAATGATGTCCGATACAGACTTAGGGAAAGGGAAACAGTAGGCAGTTTCTGCGGCCGGAACGATGCTGAATCCGGCGGGGGATTCGGTCGTTCTGGAGCCGTGAATTACATTGCGCAGCCTTCGGAGAAAAGGCAATCCTCAAGACGCCGATTCGCTATAGGTCACCGGAACGGTCACCCAGGCCTTGCAGCGGCACAGCGCCTCGGCGCCTCCGCGCGGCAGCAGGCGCACGACGCGGCTCCGTATCACGATGCCATCGAAGATCACGTGATTGCAGACACACACCACACGACGCCGCGCGCAAGTGAGGTCGACAACGGTTGCGATTCGGGGCTGCAGGTTGGGGCCGTTCATTCTGCTGTCGCGATCGGACCGAAGCGGGGTGCAAGCACGCGCCACGGCGCGCTGATGTCCTCCGGGGTCAGCTGGTCGAGAACACGCAGCTTCTCGCGGCTTTGCAGCACCCCAAGCTGCTCGACTGCGCTGCGGGATTTCAGCCAGTCGATCGGGTCATCGCGGCCGGCGCGGTCTTCCGCCGTCACCTCCCATTCGAACACGGCTTCCTCGAAGCTCAACGTGTTCGGGTGCGCGGGCAGGGGGCTTTTGCCGCGTGGATACACCCCCTTCCCGAGCCCATGCAGATTCACATTGGCGTGCAGATCGCAGATATCGAAACGCGGGTGCGCAGGGGACAGCAAAAATCGTGTGCCGACCACGCCCTCCACGGCATAGATCGCTTCCCGGCTGGTCATGATGTTGGCGCGATCGCTCTCGGTCCGGACCACGCGCAGCGCGTTCGCGTAGGCCTTGGCGTCCGGCCCGGTGAGGATCGCCCGGGCTTCGTCCCCCAGTGCGCCGGTCTTGGCCAGCTCAACCTGCCGGATCTGCTCAGCGGTTGCGGTGCCCGTACGCTCAAGCGCGCCACGCACGGCCGCACGGGCTTCCTCGCCCTGGATCACCGCCCGCTGGATCGTCGGCAACAGCTCATCGCGCAGCACCCGATGGTTGCGCCAGATGCGATCGGACAAGGTCAGGCCGTCATCGCCCTGCAGGTGCAGGATCTGCTGCCGCACGGCTTCCGCCACTGCGCCAGCATCCGGCAGCCGCGCGACCGACGCCGCGACGATTTCGCCGTTGGTGGCCAGCTGGCGCAGCTCCTCCACCGCGCCGGCGCCGATCACCGCGGCCCGGAATACCTGCTGCTCAGCCAGCGCCTGGTTAGCCACCCGCAGCGCCTCCAGCGCCAGATTCACCCGGCCGATCACTTCCTGCAGCCCAGACACCCCGACATTCCCCTGCCGATCCGCCGCCATCCGCAGCCCGGCCACGATCTCCACCGCCGCCGCCTCGTACTCGGCCAGCACCAGCCGCTGGGATTCGGCATCGAGCGCAGCCAGCTTGTCCCAAGCGTTGGCGAGGGCGCGATTCAGCAGGCGGCTGAGGTTGCGTTGCTGTGAGGGGGTGAGGTTGGACAACGCGGACTCCTCAACCAACGTCTGAGCGGGCCGGAAAAGGGGTTTTTTCCTGTTTCAAGTAGAGTGGTCACTGTCGCCCCGTTATCAGCAGAAGCGGCACCCACTATTCAACTTGGAGCTTCAAATGCCAATAGATACCGTGACAAAAGCTCAGCTAATCACAATTTTGCAAAAGAATTTCGACGATCTCAAAAGTGATATCTGTATCAAGGTGATGAGCATTATGGAAGTCAAGGTATCGGATTCAAAACAATGCAATTGGTCGCCAAGTGTGATGTTTAAGCTGTATTCCGGAATGGCTTATGAAGCGTCTGATGAATTGAGATCAGTTATAGAAGAAGCGCAATTGCGCTATCGAATCTCTGATTGAGCGTGTTCCCATGGCTGGGAGACGTCACGTGGGGTAGGGTCAAGTACCGACCTTCTCGTCTGTACCATCCCACACGAACTCGCCGGAAGCCCCCACCGGAAAGTGCGCCCGGCAGGTCGAACAGAACGTGCCGGAATAGAACGAGGGGTCGCGGGCGTAGGTTTCCGCGATCGACAAGCCCATGGTGGTGACGGCACCGCACTTTTCGTGCAAATACGACCGCCGCACCGGACGAACAAAGCCGCGCGCCCTTTCTTCGGCTGACAAGACCACGTAACCCTTCTGCTGCCCAGTTTCGGGATTGATCTGTCGATGATCAGCTGTCACCGGCGAGCCATCGGTCAAGGTCACATTGCTCATTGCGTCTTTCCTCGTTGCGCTTCGGCGTTCGCTGCTTCGATGATTGGCTTCAGGTCAAGAACCGAGTTCGTCATCACGTGAAGCTGCAGGGTGTCTGGCGTCAGGCCGGGATGTTCGCTGAATGAGTACTTCGCTTCGGACAGATGCCGCTTGAAGATCGGCAGCTTCCAGGCATCAATGAAGACTCCGGCTCTTATCATGGGGCGATCACCACGTAACCCAGTTCTTCCAGCTGCTCGATAGCCCGGCGAAGCGTCGGCGTCAGCACCGACTGATCGTTCCAGTGATACACCCGCTTCTCACCGTCGTAGCCCTCCATAAACCCCACCCGGCCGCACTTCAGATCGTCCTTCAGCAAAGCACTGACGCGGCCCGATGGGATGCTGGCAACGTCGGCCAGAACTTCCGCCGTGGCAGACCCTTCCAGTTCCAGATGCCGGCGCATCGCTGCAGTTGGCGAGTGGCAGCGTTCAGGCTTGTGCGTAAATACAGGCTTTCTATAGTCTGAGAGCGCGCAATTCTGCGTTTTTTCTGGCATGAGATCGTGGAACTATCCAATTCTGTTGACGCTGTAAATACTTTGTCTGTTGATCTAGTCGATCGCGATGGGTTTCATGATCGGATCTGGGAAAACAACATGCTGATTACGCCGTTCGTTGAGCGGACCCGGCGCGGCTCAGTACTGCATCGCTCGACCATCTCCGTCGATTCCATCGATGAGCGGACCAAAGCCGGTGCAAAGGCGTTGCTGATCTCGAAGGGCTTTCTTGAGGAAGGGTTTAGCCTCAGCTATTCGTGACACTCGTCGCACTCTCCCCCTTAGGACGGTTCCCCGGCGTGATCGACACCCTCGGCTGCGGCGTACCGCGGCCGGCAGCGGTGCCGGGATAGGGGTTGTAGTCCTCGCCTTCGGCGTCGACGTACTTCTGCACTTCGGCCGGATCGAGGCCGGCCGCGGTCCACACCAGGGGGCGCGGCACTCCCAGTGCCTGGTGCTTCAGCGCCAGATCCGCACGCTGATTCGGGGTGTCGGTCTTGCGCTCGGCAAACTGCACGCTGAACTCTTCCGCGTCCGGGTTGATGCCGTGCAGTAGCAGCTCCAGCCGAAAGCCCAGTTCGTAGACGAAGCTGACGTTGTCCTGCAGCGCGTCGAGCTCATCGAAGTAGTCCTGCTTCAGGTCGGCCAACACGTCACGGGCGACGTCGCCGGTGTAGCCGAACAGGGCCTTCGGCGCCGGCGCACCGCTGAAGAAGGTATCGAGCAGATGGGCCACGTCGGCGATGTGATCCAGGTTGGCATCGCCGGCCAGCGCCGTGACGCCACCCTTGCGGTTCAGGTAGTAGTCGGTCGTGACCATGCCTTGCTTCGCCTTGTGGGCCTGCTCATAACGCTGCAGCTCCGGCTCGGTGGCACCTTCCAGCACGTGCACCTGCCGCTGCGGCGCTCGGGTGTGCCGACGCACCACCAGGTCGCGTTCGGTCATCACCAGCTGGCGCCAGGCGGTACGCGTGGCATCAAGATACGGCCTCCCGAATGATCCCCAGTTGTCGTAATTATCCGGGCGGATGCGCACGAGGTTGAGTTGCCACAACGGGAACTTCGCCATCGCCGTGCCGCGCAGCCAATCCCACTGCTGGTAAGCCTCAGCAGGATCAAGGAACTGGCCATTGCCACCCACCAGTGGCTTGATGGTTTCCGTTGGCATGCGAACGCCGCTGATCACGCGCTTGGCATCGCGGTCGATCACCCATTGAATCGGCAGGTTGCCTTCCATCAGCGCGCCACGCATGTCGCTTTCCAGCTTCTCGCGCCGGTGCAGTGCCAGGCGCCGGTGGTAGCTGTACCAGATGCGTCGCAGGGTTTCGGCTTGCGGGCTGCACCGCAGCATCAGCCCGCCCTTGCAGGCCGCGCGGGCAGTGCGTTCATGGACCTTCTTCACGCGCGGGTCGCGCTGGTCCATGTCGCGGATTTCGAGAATCGTGTTGCGCAGCACGAAGCTCGGCTCCATGCGCAGATAGAGCAGCTCCAGCTGTTCTTCCGGCGTGGTCCGGAAGCCAGCTTCGGTGGTGTTTGGCGGCATTTCTCCAGGCAGCAGGTTGCCGATGGTCGGCGTGTTCACCGCCGGCAGCGTCGCCGGCGCGGGACGGACCATCGTCATCAATCGGTCGAGCAGGCTCATCGAGCAATCTCCACAGTGGACCCCAGCAAATCGCTCTCGGACTGCTGACGGGTCAGGATCAAGGTCTGCACCTGGCCGGTTCCCCGGGTATTCAGTGCGTGGCTGGCCGCGCAGTAGGCGTCGAAGACGTCATCGCCGATCTTCTTTTCCTGCCGGCTGTAGCTGCTGAACGCCTTGCTGGTGGCGCTGGCCACCATGTTCGGCAGCTGCCGCTGCAGCTCGCGCATGTCGTTCCCTGCGGGATCGTCCCCCGGCAGGTCATCGGTATACGGAATGGCCACACGGCGGTTCTGGAACGTCGCGCGCAGCTGCTGCGCCATCGTGTGCTTCACCATGCCTTCGAACCGGATCGGGGCGAATGCCCACTCTGGCCAGGTGCTGGCGCTGCTTTCGCCGCCGCCGATATCGCGGCGGTCCACCATTGTCAGGCCTTGCGCGAACAGGTCATCGTTCAGCGCGGTGATCATCCCGATGCCGTACGCGTCGCCCATCGCGTAGTCCGGCCGGAAGTAGCGCCAGAAGCTCACCAGATCGTTCTTCACGCTGGTTTCGTCAGCGGTCGAAGGCCAGGTCTTCACGTAGATCGGCACCTCGAACGCGCCAATCTGTTCCAGCACCACCAGGGCCGATCGGGAGCTGGTCGGATCTTCGCCGTGGCCAAGGTGGTCGTAGCCGAAGGCGATCAAGCCGCGCTTGCGATACGTGCCGCCGGGGATCGGCTCCTCGATGCCGATCTTGGCGCGGATCGCCAGCTGAATCGCTGCCCGTACCCAAGCCTCCCAGATCAGGTTCTTGCCGGCCACGTTCCGGCACAGCAGCTGCCGGATGTACTCATGCGCCGGCAGGCTGTCGCGCATCTCTTCCATGA